GAACACAAATATGGTATTTTTCCGGTGGAAGGTGTGGTACACGCCACACTTGCTCTGGCGTTCGTACAGTCTCATGGTTTTTAATGTTTCAACAAACATCAATTCTATTTAATAAATATGTTTATTCGATATATGGCTAGATTAAACATAGACACAGGAACACTGGGAAACCCAGCCACAGGCGACACTTTACGTACAGCCATGACCAAGATCAATACGAATTTTGAAGAGGTATTCCAACTAGTAGGTGATGGCGACACAGGCCTATTGACGACAGATGTAACAAACGGTGATTTAAAAATACAGGCCAACGGCACAGGTATCATTGAAATAGATCAATTACAAATTAACAACACCGCGATCTCACCAATAGTAACCAATAGTGACTTGACGTTAACAGCAAATGGCACAGGCAACATTGTTTTAGGTGCCGTGACCGTAGCAGACAATAAAATCACATCTAATGAATCCAATGCAAACTTACAAATCGACGCATCAGGTACTGGAGCAGTTGAGATCTTAACAGCAAAAGTGATTATGGCCAATTTACCCTCAAGTAATCCAAGTGTCGCTGGACAGTTGTTCAGAGACGGCACAGATCTTAAGGTCAGCACAGGCTAATAGCCGCTAGACACATACACCAAAAATCCGCTAAATATTAGCCAATATGACACAAGAAGTAATCAATGTAGGCGTAAATGCGGATGACGGAACAGGTGATTCGCTTCGTGAAGCCGGTCTTAAAATAAACAACAATTTTACGGAACTTTTTGCATTTCCAGTTGTTTCGGCTGATATAAAATTTAAACAGAACAAAATTGTTTCTCAGTCCTCAGATGCAGACATAGTAATTAAACCTTCTGGTACAGGAAACACTGTGTTTCCAGGCCTTACTATCGAAGACAACAACATCAAAGTTACAAGATCGAACGATGACATCAAAATCACTGCCAGTGGATCGGGCAGGGTCGTTGTAGATGGTGTTGGATTTGCAGGAACATCAATCACAGGCACAGACTCAAGCATTATAAATGTCAATGAAAACTTGATTGTGGACGGCACAATTACTGCAGACACATCAACGTTAGGTGGTGCTGTGGTTGCCAATTCAACCCTAGATGTAACAGGCAATACAACACTATCAACCCTGACTGTGTCGGGTGCTTCATCCTTCGTTGGCACAACAACCATAGACAATTTACTTTTCAACGACAACATTATCAGCACCAGTTCGAACGCTGACCTTAACCTGACACCTGGAGGTACAGGCGTGGTCAATGTTTCCAACCTCACGATAGATTCCAGCATTAATCTTACTGATAATGTGTTGAAAGTTACAAGATCCAACGATGATTTTGTACTATCAGGAAACGGCTCAGGTTCCGTGCAGGTCTCAAAAATAGACATGAACTCAGGAACCGTGGACAACACGGTCATTGGTGGCACAACACCCGCGGCAGGAACTTTCACAACTATTTCCATGTCGACTCCTTCTATCACAGCAGACGGTGTGACCATAACCGATAACACTGTAAAGGCAAATAGGTCAAACGATAACCTTGTGTTGAACGCCAGTGGATCAGGTTACGTCAGGATCAATGGTATTAATCTACCCAACTCCGATGGAAGTTCAGGACAATTACTACGTACAGATGCGAGTGGTCAACTTTCATGGGCCTCAGGTCCAATACTACTTGGCCAGTCCGACATTCAGGACGCTCGGAACACCATTGGATTTTCCACATTGACGGAGATAGATGCTAACACGGCGGTTGGGGCACACGAGCTTATTGGAACATCCTCTGACAGTGTCCTTGATGAATTTGATCAGGCAAAGTATGACAGTGCATGGTATCTATGTCTGCAAAGGTATGATGCCGCAGACAGTTCAATCGAGTATGCGGGTTTCAAGACAACCATAGCACAAGGGACAGCCGATGGTAGCACATTCGATACTTTCGATGGAACATCACAAATTGTAAAAACTAACGATGCTGACAAAATTATAACCACATCTTCTGACATAAGGAGTGCCACCTCTAAGGTACGATTTATAGGGCAGGCCGACACACTGGCAGACGGATCCACAAAATCAACATTCAATGCATTGACATTCTTCAGGATAGGGCTAGGAGACAATGACTCATCGGGATACACTGACGGTAACATTGCGACAAAAGTCACAGCAGATCTGGACAGCGCCACTGCTACCCTTGACAGTTTTGCCCATGCAAGTTTCAGAGGGGCAAAATATTATGTGTCAGTGAACAACACTACCACGAACGAAGTCATGAACGCAGAAATAATCGTGGTACATAACGGATCAGATGCCTTTATACAAACATACAATCAGTTTTCAACTAACTCCGCAAATACTTCGTTAGCAACATTCACGGCGGACATCAGCGGGAGCGATGTGAGACTACGAGGAGCAAATGGCACCGCAGGAACTTGCAGGGTGACCTTGTACAGGGTGCTATTATCGGACAGTGAGTCGGGCTCCAGTGGCACTTACGAAAGTGTGATAGCGGCACAGACGGTCAGCAATACTTCCTCAACAACAATTGACACAGACACGTTCAGAGGAACAGCAAGTCCTGACATGAGTTCAGAGAAAGTAATCAACTCATGGGCAAAAACTAGTTTTGACAGTGTGTTCTATCACATGGCACAGAAAGACATGACCAACAATGAGTTTGTAATGAACAAATTGAGTGTCAACCATGGCATTTCTGCCGACGGAAGCACAGAAGCGGCTGGTGTCGCAGACAGTCATGTCTTGAAATCTGGTGCAATGAATGACATCAGTGCGTTTGACGTAGGCATCAACGGATCCAATGTGGAATTGAAGGCCACTGGTCAGAGCGATGGATCCACGGTGATCGCCAACTCCTTGAAATATTTTGCAATCGGACTGGGTCCAAACACAACCACTGCCACAGCAGGAAACATAGGCACACATGCAGGTGTAATAGCAGGTGGTAACAACGAAACAGTGATAGACCATGTAATTGCCGAAGGTACAACACAGGCCAGTGTGGCCGCAACTAGGACAGGTGCCGAATTTACAGCAAGTCAATTCAACGGCGCATTGTATCATGTCGTCACTAAGGATACGGCTAATGGCAGTTTCGAAACGCAAAAAATTTCCGTGCTCCACAATTTCAATGATGCTTTCCTAACATCATCATCGGTCACTAGATCAGATAGCGGAGACACACACCCAACCTTCGATGCCGACATGGTTACAGCAGGTGATAGTTCATCTAAAATAAGACTTAGAATGACTGACGCTGATGGTTCATCGGTGACACCATCAAACACATTGGCGTACTACAGGATAGGAATAGGTGATGACGACTCCACAGGATACATAGGCGAGTTAGGCCTGGTGCATGACATCATGCATGTTGACATCATCGACAGCACAGTTGTTAATCTTGACACATTTACAAAGGCACCACACGCCGCGGCAAAATATTTTATAAATGTAAGGAATCAATCAACAGGTGAAACCAGCAACATAGAATGCCTGATCACGCACGACAATACCAATGCATACATCACTTCATACAACGAACATTTCTCAGGTAACAACAGCCTAATAACATTGACCGCAGACATTAGTGGCACGAGTGTTAGGTTGAGAGGCTCTGCTACATCAGGCGCCAGCACAAAAGTCATTGTCAACAGGATAGTAGCATTCGCAGACACAGAATCTGACGAGGCAACTTCTGACAGCACAAGAAAAGTAATAGGAAACGTAACAACATCTAGTTCAGCAACAACTTTTGACACTTTCCAATCAAGTGACACTGATGCTGTGCATTATGTCGTGTGTGGACAGAATGGTACGGATGAAAAATTTATTTGTGAGGCCACTGTGGTAACAGATGGCACAGGAGTTTTTATATCGCAGGGTCCTAATGTAAGCACAAAAGGAACAGACATGTTGAATCTCACCGCTACGATTTCAGCAGGCACAGTCAGTGTCAAAGCAAGTTCAACATCCGGTGCTTCGACGTCAGTGAGTGCTTACGCAGTGAGATTGAAAGCACCTGCAGATAACACAACAACGCTTGACAGTTTCGCACACGCAGATTACAGAGGTGCCAAGTACTACATATCCGCTGACGACACAATCAACGGACACATATCTAACATTGAATGCCTGGTAGTGCATGATGGAACAAATGCCTATATTTCTACCTTCAACGAAAATAACAGTCATAACAGTCTTGCAACATTTACAGCAGACATCAGTGGAAGTAATCTTAGATTGCTGGCAACACCTACATCTGCAGATGTAAAACTAAAATTCTATAGGATCAGATTGGCTGACAACGAATCGAATGCTACAGGAACAGATGCAAACACAGTTGGCGCAGTGACCATTTCAAGTTCTGCCACGGCCTTAGACACCTTCAATGACACACAGCACACAGGAGCTCATTATGTCATAGTTGGTCGTAACGCAAGTGAAGGCACAGCGGAAATTACAGAGGCAACAGTGCTGACAGACGGTGCTGATGCGTTCGTGGCCCAGGCCAACTTTGTTTCATCCAAAGCAACACCAATGTTGACCCTTTCAGCGGCACATGATGGCTCAAACACCGTGACCCTTAGTGCGGCATCCTCAGCTGGAGGCAGTACAACCGTCAACGCCTATAGAATACACATGAAGGTTGAAGATGCCTTTTCATATGATGTCATCGACTCGTTTGGAAAATCAACATATCAATTGGCAAACTACATTGTTGTGGGAAAAAACGCAACAAGTCAAAGTCAGATTGCCGAACTAATGGTGGCCACAGATAGCACGGCATCATACATTGTACAGGACGGTGCCAACATCAGCACTCATTCGACCACCACGCCATTGATGAATTTCACAACCGCACACAACGGCAGTAATGTTGAACTAAGAGCACAGAACAACCAAGAGAACACCGACACCACGGTCAACATGTACAGGATACATTTGGCAAGGGCGGCGGGTTCGCCTAGTTCTGAAGCCACTTTGGATACCTTTGATAAGACCACCCACAGAGGCGCCAAATACAATGTTTCCATCAGTGATCCAAGCACCGGATCTTTGGGCCTATACGAGGCACTAGATGTGACTCTCACACATGACGGCACAGACGTCTACTTGTCCACATTTGGAAGGGTTACTAATCACACCACCGACTTGGTCACGCTCAGTGCTGACATAAGTGGCGACAATGTGAGGCTACGAGGAGCGATAAGTAATACAAACACACACACTGTAACGGTGGTGAGAAGGTTAATAAAAATTTAAAATGGCACAGCAGACACTCAACATAGGATCAAATGCTAATGATGGTACCGGCGATACTTTACGTGTTGCCATGCAAAAGGTCAACGAGAACTTTACAGAGATTTACTCTGCTCCTGGTATAACAGTTGATTCACTTTCGTTCACAGGTAACGAAATAACTGCAACAAGATCCAATGATGACATAGTTTTCCAACCAGCGGGTACTGGTGCCGTCTCATTCCCTGCCATAAGGATCGACGATAACAACATTGTAGGAACCAGATCCAACGATGACATCAATCTTTTACCTAGCGGCACTGGGTCAGTTGTGTTCGGCGCAATAAAAATAAAGGGAACATCACTGAGTTCAGATGATTCCACAACAATTAACATCAATGATGGATTGATAGTTGACGGAACTTTGAATGTTTCAGGAGCGGCAACTTTGACGGGATCTACAAATCTTGGCTCGACCTTGGCAGTAGCGTCAGGGCTAACAACTCTTTCAACGTTGACTGTCACCAGCACAACAAGTTTGGTTGGCACAACTACCATAGACAACTTAACATTCAATGACAACACAATAGGTTCTAGTTCCAACGCGGATATCAATTTAACTCCGGGTGGCACCGGATCCGTTGTGGTGAGCAATTTGACAATTGACTCAAACGTAAACATAACAGACAACGTAATAAAAACAACACAATCCAATTCCGACCTTGTCATTGCCCCAGCGGGCACAGGACAGGTTGTGATGTCAAAGGCAGACATCAATGGTGGAGCCATAGACAACACAGTCATAGGAGGTGCAACGCCCTTGGCTGGAACATTCACCACACTCAGCACCACAGCATCTTTGACCATCGACGGAGTTACCATAGCTGACAACACCATATCAAGCAATGCATCAAACGCCAATCTAGAATTATCAGGCAACGGATCAGGTGGTGTCACGGTAAGTGGTTTCACTTTCCCAACATCAGATGGTACCAGTGGACAATTCATCACCACCAATGGTTTAGGTGTTTTGTCATTTGCCACTGCGGGTGCTACGTTAAACAACTCTTCCATAGATGACGCATCTACGACTGTAGCAAGTTCATCTACTTCTGTTTTGAACACGTTCGCAAAAGGCACATTCAGAAGTGCAAAGTATTTCATATCTGCGGTTGATGCCACTAACGGTAGGCACGAGATTGTGGAAGCCAACGTGACACATGACGGAACAAATGCATATATTGCCACGTTTGGTTCTGTATCAAGTTATACAAGTGGACTGGCCACATACACTGCCGACATCAACGGAAGCAATGTAAGACTATTGGTAACAAATATATCCGATAACAGCACAGTGTTCAAGTTCCAAAGGACCCTATTGAACGTATAAAAATTACATTCGGTTCTTAGAATATTAAATAAATAAACGTATCAAAAAAGGATAGAATATGGCACAACAATCAATAAACATAGGATCAAGTGCAAACGACGGCACAGGTGATCCTCTACGAACAGCATTTGACAAGATAAACGACAATTTCACTGAGTTGTATGGCTCTACAGCAGAGGCCAACGACCTCATAGAAGATTCGACTCCACAACTTGGTGGAGACCTAGATGTCAACGGAAGAAGGATAACGTCAGCAAGATCAAACGAAGACATTATCTTATTACCAAGCGGCACAGGCGGTGTTGTTGCGTCAGCTATCAGAATCGCTGGTACCACTATCAGCTCAGACGATTCAAGTATTATTAATATTAATGAAGGATTAGTAGTTGATGGCACAGCAAGTGTATCTGGAGCCGCAACATTATCAAGCACCTTGGCGGTTACAGCAGGTACCACTCTATCAAGCACGTTAGGAGTTAGTGGTGCAACAACTTTGACAACGACTACAATCGACAACTTAACAATTCAAGACAGCAATATTACATCATCCTCAAATGCAGACATCAATATCACTCCAGGTGGAACAGGAAGCACAATAATTGGATCTAGCATCACAATTAAAGGAACCACGATTTCGTCCGCAGATTCAAGTACAATAAACATCAATGAAGGATTAGTAGTTGATGGAACAGGTAACTTTTCTGGCACACTAACAACAGCGGCATTGACCAC